CTTGAAAGGAACACGAAGAAGGACGCTTAGTGGAAGGGTTAAGCCCAAAGCAAATCCTTTCCTACGAAGATTCTACAGCTAGACTTAATATCTGGCAGGGCGCTGTTCGTTCTGGAAAGACGTTTTCATCAATAATCAAGCTCATAAAGCTGCTTAGAGATGGCCCGCACGGCGATGCTATGATAATTGGAGTTTCAAGAGACACGATCCAAAGAAACGTTTTGCCTGATCTTTGCTCGTTGTTGGGGTATCCCATGCCAGGCTCAAAAACAAATAGCATAAACATTCTTGGAAGAACAACGTATCTCGTTGGCGCGTCGGATGAATCTGCGGTAAGGCGTATTCAAGGATCCACACTAGCGCTTGCGTACGTCGATGAAGCTACGAATATACCAAAAACATTTTTTAAGATGTTATTGTCTAGGTTGTCGGTAACTGGCGCGCAACTACTTAGTACTTGTAACCCCGAAGGGCCTGCTCATTGGCTAAAGAAGGAGTTTCTCGACAACAAAGACAAACTTGATTTGAAAACATGGAAGTTTGAGCTTGATGACAACCCTGTATTATCTGAAGCGTATAAAAGCAACTTGAAGAAAGAATACTCTGGAGCTTGGTACGATCGTTACATACTTGGAAAGTGGGCGATGGCTGAGGGGATCGTTTACGACGGCTTCGATGAAGATAATCTTTATGAAGATGACTTCGAGCCTCCATCTTATAGAATTGCTGGCGTTGACTACGGAATACGTAACCCTACGGCATGCTCAGTAATAGGTGTGTCACAGAAATGGCCACAGCTTAGACTTGAAAAAGAGTATTACTACGACAGCGTAAAAGAGGGCAGACAAAAGAGTGACGCTGAACTTGCCGACGATATACAAGCTTTTCTTTTAACGACACCTGTTGAATATCTCTACATCGACCCCTCTGCTGCTTCTCTAAAGATCGAGCTTTCAAGGAGAGATTTACCAGTCATTGACGCAAAGAACGACGTTCTTAGCGGCATTGCTGTCATGTCAAAGTTTATTAATCAAAAGAATCTTGTTGTCAACAAGAAGTGTAAGAACTTTCTTGAAGAGGTGTATTCATACTGTTGGGACTCAAAGGCTTCTGACAAAGGTGTTGACAAGGTTGTTAAGGAAAATGATCACATTTTAGACGCAACTCGCTATAATTTGTACTCACATTTTCCCGACGGCGAGCTTGATCACCCTGACAATAACATGTCTATTGAAGAAATTCAGCGAAGAGTTTACGGTACCGATAATTTCCTCGGCGGAATGTCAGGTGGTGAAGCGTATCTTTAATCGTTGTCTAATTTAATATTTAGTGTTACACTTAAACTAAATTTAAATTGGTTATAAAATGCCTGATGAGAGTTATTACATAGACGGGTCTTCAGATCGTAATTTAAAACAGATTATGGACAGCGTGTACGTTCAAGCATACCCTCAGAATGCGGCAATGTGGACGCAAGGTGCCATCGATAAGCGTTTCAAAGTGGGTGATCAGTCTCTTTGGTCAATGATATACGGAGACAATCAGTACTATCAGGGCCGTCGCTTCTTCTTCAATCTGATACGGCGACACATTAATATGATATCAGGCTATCAACGACGTAATCGAAAGGCGGCAATGGCTTTGCCCTCTGAAAATGGCGATGAGCAACTAGCTGACGATTATACAGCTGCTCTTATGTGGTCCGAAAGGCGTGATGGTACGCATGAATATCTAAGTCAAGCTTTTGAGGGTGCGTTAGATGTCGGTATCTCACTGATGCATATGTATCCTGACTACACGATGGATCCGATCAGCGGCGATCTCTTCGTCGATAACGTCTCATACAACAATTTCCTTATAGACCCCCACTTCAGAAAGCAAGACCTCACAGATTGTAATTTCGTATGGCGTAGACGATGGCTAACGAAAGAAGCAGCGAAAGCCCTCTTACCGGGTAGAGAAAAAGAAATCGATAAGATGAGGGGGTCAGGATTAAAAGATGGCAGATTCCCGCTTCAAGCTGAACTTCTTAACCTAGACTCTAGTAAATTGATGCCTTACGACGAATTCCATTATAGAGATTTTCGCGAGGCTACCATTGTTGTTGACCCAAAAACAGGTGAATCGTACGAATGGGAAGTCAATGATGACGATGAAGAAGAAGAGTTGGAAAAAACATTAGCATTTCAACCTTGGTTACAGATCAAAAAGATCAAGAAGCCGACGGTAAAGCTAGGAATAACTCTAGGTGGAAGGGAAATGTACAATGGTCCCAACCTTTTAGGCGTTGACTCATATCCTTTTGTTCCAGTGTTGGCATATCATGAGCCTGACGTACAGTCTTATCCGTGGAGAATTCAGGGGATTATCAGGAACTTGCGAGATGCACAGTATCTTTACAACCGCAGGAAGGTTATCGAACTTGATATACTTGAATCTCAGATTAATAGCGGATGGATTTACCCAGTTGACGCTCTTACGGATGACAGGGCTTTAAGACAGACGGGTCAAGGCTTCCTTATTCCTCTCAAGAAAGGTCATACTCCGGCAGAAATAGAGCGCGTTACTCCTCCGGACATTCCAGTATCGATGATAGAACTATCTCGTAGCTTGTCGGAAGATATCACGAAGATTAGCGGTGTCAACGAGGAACTGCTAGGTTCTGCAACTGATGATAAGTCTGGTATACTTTCGGCACTACGACAAGGTGCAGGATTAACTACTCTTCAAACTGTTTTTGACAAGCTAGACTATTCACATAGATTATTAAGCAAGCTTAGACTCGAAGCCATACGAAAGAACTTCTCGAAAGGTAAGATCACTAGAATACTAGGAAGAGAGCCTAACGAGAAATTCTTCTTGGGTGATCCTTCTAAGTATGACCTTGTCGCTGAAGAAGGTGTATATACTACGACTCAAAAGCAAATGGAGCTGCAGCAATTGCTGCACTTCAGGGAAATCGGAATGCCAATACCCGACGAGTCAATTCTTCGTGCCGCCAACATCCAGAACAAGCAGCAGCTTATTGACGATATGAATAAAGCCGGCGAAGCACAACAACAACAAGATCAACAGATGGCGCAAAGCCAAGAAGAGCAGTCTCGAGCTGATATCATGTCTAAGACCGCTAAAGCTAAAAGTGATCTTGCGAAAGCTAAGGAAAGTATGGCATCGGCAGCAGAGAAAGCAGCTAGAATAGAAGAATTACAAACACAATCAGAACAAAATCAGGCTAAAGCTGATCTCGATATCATCAAGCAACTAATAGAGCTTGAAGATATGGACTTGGCAAGCTTGCGGAATTCACTTGACCTTGTAGAGGTTATTAAAACCTCTCAAGCAGAGGAAAAGATTATTCCATTAACACAAACTTCAGCTTAGGAGATAAAGTCATGAAGAAAGGTAAAGCTAAAATGTCAGAAGGGCATTTCGAAAAGAAAGAAAGTTGCAAAACTACCGGTGGCGGTAAGTATTCAGGCGATAATGTCGCAGAACTCAAGAAGAGTGCTGAAGGTTTAGCTAGTTTTGCTAAGAAGAACAAACCAAGCCGTGGATAAAAAAACCGGAAAGACTGCTGGCGAGTTATCCCTCGAAGCATCGCGAGAGTCTTCCCGAATCGATCCTCTCGAGGTGGGTCATGAAATGTCAAAAGATGTTCTCGATCATGTTTGGGAATGTATTGATATTCATAAACCTATTATTAATGAGGACGAATTTTGCGTTGTTATGGTTCTTGCATCTGATCCCATTCTATATAATGTGATGCGTCGCAAGTTCTATGCATGGCCCTATCTTCCAAAACCACGTCCTCGGCAATCAGTTTTTCTGTATAATCGTCAAAAGGATGACATACAGTTTCTTTGGGCTTTGCCCGCTGCTGAAGGAATGGCGGTTTTGTCTTGCGCTGTTAATGTTTTAGACCAGTGGAAGAGGATGAGAGGTTGGAGTCAAGCTTTTTACGACGGAAAGTTTTTCGAGCATATCAGAAAACAAGCTGATATAGATATGCCAAGCGAAGCGGAATATTTAAAGATTAATAGAAACGAATTGATCCAGTCGGGATGTGAGGAGACTACAACGCGACTTGCCGAGCCCTTTGATTTTAAAAACATCAACTCTTAGCAGATCATGAACAGTATCATATTTTTCTCTATGTAGAATTGTATTGATAACCGTAGGAAGGCAAAGTGTTTCCACTGGAACGTTAGCTCCTAGAAATTCCATGCATTTTTGATAATGCGCAAAGTCATTTTTCCAATCGGACTTAACTTTATTACTATCCATAAGGAACCCCCCGTGAGTACAAAAGAAACATTACAAGAAGATAAGCAAGAAGTCAAAGAAGAAGTAAAGAAAGAAGAACTAACTACGGAACCAACTACGGAACCGAAAGAGAATACCGATGCTACAAATCTAGAAGAGACTCCAGAACAGATCAATTGGAGAAAGTTTCGAGAAGAAAGAAAGAAAGAGCGGCAAGAAAGCGAAAGGTTAGAGAAAGAATCCAAGTCTAAAGACCAAGAAAATCTCCGGATGAAAGAGATGATGGCTACATTGCTTAAAGCGAAAGACCAGACTCCTATGACGGTAGCAGAGACTGATAAAGCCGTTGCTTCACTAGACCCCACTGACATACCAACAGGTGCAGACGTTCAGAACTACGTTAATTCGCACGTTGAAGCTCTGGTAGAAGAAAGAATCAACAAGATGCTTGCTAGCCAAGAAGCTCAAAGAAAGCAAGAAACAGCTATTCGAGATCAAAAAGAATTACCGCAACGTTTGCAGAAAGACTGCCCAGACTTTGAAAATGTTTGTTCTTCGGAGAATCTCGACTATCTAGAGTA